TAGGACTTGTGCTTTGAATCAAATTTGGTGGCCAGCCTTGACGTGTAAACTGCAAAACAGAGCCTTGCACACTCGGGTCGCCGCTCCAGACTCTTATAAAATATAATTGAACATTTCCTGGGGCTTCAGGTGTTCCATCGTATGGAAATAAAAAAGGAATAATATCATCGCCATTATTATCAACAAAGGTTCCAACGCTTGAGAGAACTAATACAGGGCCAAGATTAGTATAGTCATAAGTTGTTCCGCCAACTAAAGATTGTTGATAGACATCTTTTGGTACAGTAAAGGCTGGGTCGCTGAAGAACTGAACATAGCCGCCAGCCAAAGGAAAGCCTGTGTCTTTATTTACGAAGTACTCTTGCAGTGGAAAGCAAGCAAAGTACAAAGGATTAGGTGTTGATGTGGCCATATTAAGTCCTTTTTTTATTACATCATTATGCTATTAGTTCGGTGGTTTTACAATTAGCCAGTTGCTGTTAATCTCTTGTTAATTTTTTATAAGCTTCATAACCTAGAGCGCCAATACCTAATTTTTTTAAATTTTTTCTTATTGTTTGTGCGGCAATATCTTTTTCTACTTCTGGATGCAATTTTCTGATTCTGGCTATTTGTGTATTTTTTTTCATCAGCGGCGTCAATGTTTGAGGTATTTCTTGGCTTTCACCGACAAGTTTTCTCAACATCGGAGTAGATTCATAAGTTTGTTTTAAGTTTGCATAACCTGATTTAGCTTCATTTAATATTTTAGATAAATCTGATTGACCAGTTTTTTCCGCATGATTTTGTATGCCTTCATTAATTCTATCACGCAAATCTTCATATAATTCTTTTACATCGTCATCTTTAGCTGTTCTAATTTTTTTACCAATTTTTGTATATAACTTTCGAATATCATCATAATTACCTGACTCAACTTTATCTAATAATATTTTATTCGTTTTGCTTGAGGGTAATATATTGCGAGCATCCTGAATAAATGTTTTGTCTATCTGCCCAACGTTTTCGATGCCTCGATTTTTCATTTCATCAGAAACATAACTAAACATATCGCCCAGTTTTTTATTTTCAGCATTAAATGCCTCTTGTATGCCGCCATATGTTTTTTCAACATCTACAGGACGAATAGCTAATTTTGCTGCTTTTGCGCCAGCTCCAAGCCCTTTGAGCGCTCCTAATCCAGCGGCATAACCACCGACCCCTTTTGCAAAACCTTCTAAAGGGGATTCTTCTTGAGTCGCTTGATACGCGCCAAATGGTATACCTTTTGCTGCAATTTCTCCCACAAATTGCCCAACTTTTGGTAATTGTTTTAATTTTTTAACAGCGCCAAATAATTTGGTTTCGGGAATTAAAAAACCTGGGGCCTCTTTTGTAGCAAATTCTGCTAACTGTTCACCACCAGTAGGTTGATATTCATAACCTAAAGCTTTTCTAAAATCAACTGGCTCTTCTTCAGGCATACCAAATGCTTTTCGCAATCTTCCTGTGCCAAGAAATTTCCCTAAATTCTGACCTGACTCAGCTAAACCTTGTAAAATTGCCAATGGGTATCGAACATATGCTGAAGGCATTTCTTGTTTTATATCTTGCGCCTGGGTAATTTTTTCAGGCTGTACAGATTCAGATAAGCCAATTTGATTAAAAAATTCCTGTTGCGGCATAGATGAATAAAATTTTTGATGCAATCTAGTCGCTAAATCTTCATTAGATAAATGATTATATTGTGGGTATTGTTGTCTAATTTGTTCTATTGAAATAGCCATCATAATATTCCCAATGGATCTGACTCAGACGCTTCTTTTTGCATAGCGTCACCTTCAGGCATAGCCTTTAAGTTTTTTAAATGTTTATTGATTTCTGTTTTAGCTTGTTCTTGTATTTCTTTAGGTAATAATGATGCCTGTTCTTCAAATCCTATCGGCCAGCCCAATGTTAGGGATTTTCTTTGGTGCGCTAATGCTGGGACTGTAGCAGTAATTCGTTGTCCCAATAATGTTCCAGCCACTTGCTCTGAAACCAATCCAGAAGCAATACCAAATTTTAATAATCTTTCTTTGGCTTCAGATTTTTCCTGTGGAGAACCAAATTTATATTTATATTGATCTTTTGCAATTTGATAAGTGGGATTTACGCCAATATAAGGATTTTCTTGAATGACTGGAGTTAAATAATCCATTACTCTACCACCAGCTAAGGCTTTTTCTTCTGCTTGTGATAATTTTCCTGATTTTGCACCGCCAGATCGAGATAGATTTTGCGCATAATTTCTTGCTTGCTGCGCCTCTATTGAATCTTTTCCATATTGATTTTCAACAAATTTAACATCTTTTAAAGCAGATGCATAAGTACCTAATTTTTCAACAGGCGCTCTCAATGCCTTTGCTCTTTGGGCTTCTAATAATCTTAATTTTGCTTGTGCTTCTGGTTCAGCATATTGCGCTTGCGTGCCTAACATTTTATTTGAAAGCTGCTTAGCCAAAAAGTCTTGAGCCATCTGTTTGGGCGCATATTGCATTTGTAGTCCACTACCAAATCCTTGCATTATCGCTTGCTGTAAATCAGGTAACGCCCCAGCTTCTTCGGCAGTGCCTCTGATTTGACTTGGAATACCTGGTAAATTAAAACCTATAGCCATCTTAACCTCCAAACATAGAGCTTGCGCCCTTACCCATTGTATAGCCGGCTGTGGCCCCAGCAGGGCCGCCTAACATGAAGCCGCCTAATCCGCCAAGTAATCCAGCCATAGTGCCCCAGTCCATACCTTGTGATTTTTTGCCACCAGCATTCATTTGTTGATTAAAATACTGACTTAATGGGCCGGCAGCCATAGTGCCTATACCACCAGCTACCTGACCAATGCCTTGACCACGCTGTTGATTGCGCATAGCTTTTTCCATAGCTGCATATTGGCCTTGCTGACCTAATAAACTTCCCAGCATATTGCCATAGTCGGTACTTGCTCCAAAACCCATTTGATTAATGCCGCTCATGCCTTCAAGTCCTGTGGAATATAGATTTTGCATTCTATTCATGTAGTCGCCGAAATCTCGTTGTGACAAAGTGCCCGCAACATCGGCTGCTTGTAATTGGGCCTGCGGTGTACCAGTCATTCCACCTGCCGCCGCTTGATTTCCAGCGGCCCCAAGTGCTTGTTTGAGGGCTGATTGAAATCCTGGGCTTTGTTGATAGCCACCAGCAAGTTTATTGTAAACGTCGCCTGTGGACCCTGTGAGTTGGCCATACTGACCCATAAGCTGCCCGAGTGCATTTTGGCCTGCGTTCATGTAAGGTTGATAATAGGGTTGCATAGCACCAGGTATTTGATTTAAATATTTGTTAGCTTCCTTAGCAATCCCAGGTCCAGGTCCAAAAATGTTATATAAGCCCCCACCAATTCCTGCGGCACCAGCTCCCATGCCGAACATATTTAATAATTTTGTTAATGCTTCGTTTGACATTTGATCTTGTGCCATGATGTGTCCTTATGGTGTATAGGGTATTACTTTAAATACAGGATTTCCGCCGATATTAATGGCAACTTTTACTTGATTTACCGTTGTGTCATAAACCATTGTGCCATAAGCGCAAGTTTTGCGTCCTTGTATATCTACATTGTTTTGTACTACCAATATATCAGCGGTGGTAAGAGATGGCAAAACAACTCCCTCACTTCCGAATAATCTTTGCAAATTGCTTATTAAGACTTGACGAAATGTTAATTCATCATCGGTCGGATAACCATTGCTATCAACCATTTCACCCATGTGTAAATTAGGTATCCGTGTTACATTTCTATCACTTACGGTTGTCATTGATAAACCTCCAAGACTCCATCAGTACAAACAAAACGGCCAAAACCACTAAATCGTAGTTGGAAAGTAGCGTCATTTACAATACCTAGTCGTTGATAAATAAAACGTGACTTGCGTTGTCCAGTAGGATTCATATTTAAACGCCAACTTGAGCCAAACGATTCGCCGCCATCACGAGAAATACTTAAATCAACAGCTTCAGAATAATTTACAACGTATTCTGTTTGTGATGTTGTTGCTTCCACGCCAATTGGATTACCTGACTCAGTGGTAATATCTACATAAGCTTCTGTGGCAAGAATCTGACCTTGGGTATTTGATTGTACGGGTAATAGTGTTTTTATATTCTTTTGGCCATTCTCAATGGTAAACCCTAGGCTTTTTGCAATAAAATAACGTTGTGTTGGAAGTCTTACAGGGGGGGTAATTCTAATTCGTGGTATTTCTTTTTGTGTAGGTACGCCGTCTTTAACATAAACCGCATCAGTATATTGTGTGCCAAAACGATAAATGTTTCCGCCATTTAATGATACAAAATAATAGTCATTACCAAACAAAACAACTTGTCTTGCAATATGGTAATTTAATTTTTCATCTGAAACGTTGAAGAACAAGCCTGTATTAAAGTCGTAAGCATAGCTAATATTGTCATCAGGAAATGTGAACTGATAAATCATGTGGCCATCTTGCCTAAATAAAAAGCCAGTGCAGTTTGTTGGATTGGTTAAATTAGCTAAAACATATGATATACCGTCAGTAGATATCATTTTGGTTTGGCTGCCTGTAGCATACATGATGACAGGCCCAGATTGTTCGTTGACGGCAAGCCATACAATTAAGTTATCAAGCTCAGCAACACTTGAGGCATTTAAACAGCCATAATCCACATTATAAGTTGTTCCACGCTGATAGGGAAATAATGCCGCGCCTACGTCTTGCCAGCTTTCTGTGACGTTTGTTCCCATGACTAATAAGTTATTTCCGCCGCCTGGCACAGGAATAGCTGCCTGTGTTCGTGTGGGCTTAGTTTGAATGGAGCCAACAAGTTCTGGATTAGAAGCTCCTTTTGGCCATGTAAATGCATCATTAAACCCTGACAGAATCCAGTAATTAGTATTCTGACAGGCTAAGATAAATCGACCATTTTGAAATGAGATATACCCTGGGTTACTGTATGTAGTGTAATCATATTGACCAACCCCAGTTCCATTAGGTATTTTTGCAATTGGCGCATCAGTTGACCAATTATACACATAAACAAAAACACCATCTGTTACCACAATTTGCGCGTTGTTGTTTTCTGCAATATAGACATCACCATCGTAGGTTTCTAGTGTTCCCCTAGAAAATGCTTGCAGTTGGCCAGTTGTTGTATTTTGCGTTATTTTATAAAAATTATTTCCAATTACAGCAACCATTAATTCGCCATTGAAGGTTGTATATAAACCTCTTCCTTTGGCTGATGAATTCAAAATTAATGCTGTCGCATACCCTGCGTAAGGCACTAAAAAGTCATCACTAACAATGAAGTTCCAGGTTTGTTCTTGACTTATTTTTGGGTAACGTCCAAAGTTGGAGCCCCCTACTATTTTGAGAGGCACATCTTGTATTTGTTGTATGGCATTAGGTGCGGGCATATTACTCTCTTATAGTAAATAATTAATACAAAACGATTAAAATGGAAACCATCCCTTGCTCAGATTTATAGCCTGCCAATCAAATGGGCTTCTTCCAGGGAAGAAAGTCGTCTTACTGATAGATAAATCTGGCGGGCTAACATCTAATATTTTTGCTTCATAAGCCCGTAATTTTGCTTTCGATTCATCTGGAAAGGTTGCGCCATAGTCTGAGCAAATATATTCGGCTAATTGATAACGCAGAAACTCAATGTAGTAAGGGTCATATTCTAAAGATAAATCTGTATCAAGTGTGACTTCATCTAGCCCAAATTTACCACTCAGCTTCATAACATAATTGCCTTGGGGCAAAAAATACAAGTATATTCTCATGCCGCCTTTTTCGCGCTCAGGGCGATATGAAAATGGCAAAGCTTGTATACCGTCAATTCGGCCTGTATCAAAAAATTCGTGTCGGGTTAATTGTCGCATAGGGTAACGCACATCCCCGATGTTGTACGTTAATGCATCTACATAAAGTAGTTTTTCAATAAAATATTCTTCCTGCCCTGCAACTAAAGTAATTGCATCACGCTTGAAATAAGGTATCTCACGTAAATCAGTGGACTTGAATTGCAAAAGCGCATTTAGAAGAAACAAACCGTCTTCAATTTGTTCACCTGAGACGGTCTGTAATTGTCTACTAACTATCTGAGACAGATAGTACGCACGAGTTATAAGCATTCGAGCTGTATACGCCATAATATCTGCCTCCTATAAATTAGATTGCGAACTGATAACCGCCAACATTGATTGCAGCCGCAGCAGCACCAGCACTGACTTTGTAATTAACTTTAGGGTCGCCAGAAGCTAATGTAGCCACTACTAAATCTTGGCTAGATACAATAACAGCAGCAACTTGGCCAGTGATAGTAACCATATCGCCAGTACCAGATGCGGGTTGTAACTTCAATGTCTGACTAGCAGCACTTGGAGTTAATGCAGAGCTGATAAACACAGGTGTGTTTGCAACTGCAGGAACAAAAGCACTTAAATCAATTGCTGTGTAAGAAGTTGCATTACCAGCAGTGATTGCAGTAGCTTGAGGTGCGTCATACATAAAGGTACGCCAGCTTGACTTGTCGTCAGTCCAGTAGCCTTTCAAGAATGTAGAACCTGCGCCTGTTGCAACATAGCCAATTAAAGCATAAGCACCATAGCCAAAAGGAAGCAAAGGTGTGCTAGAAGCAGAAATTATTGCACCAGTTACATTGTAAGCTTGTGGGTCAGCTACAACATAAACATAATATAAAGTGCTTGCAGCTAATGCGCCTGTGTCTAATCCATTCAAGCCATTTACTGCTGCATTAATTGTAACTGCAACATCTAAGTTTAACTGGAAGGTTTTGCTTGAATCTAAAATGCTTCCTACTGCAACATCTAATTGAGTGTTTGGAGTGGTTGCATTGTTACTCAATCCTAAGCCATAAGCATAAGGGAAGAGCGCCTGATTAAATGATTTGTAAACAGTCATGATTTTTATCCTCTTAAGTTTAAAGAGGCGGCTTTCACCGCCCTACGCTTATAATGGGAAACAGTAACGTAATGAATTTTCAGCAACTAAGGTTGAACCCCAAATACAGTCACGTACATAAGCACGATTGTTAAGACCGAATTGAGAACCGAAGTAGTGACGAATAGACGCACCTGAATCTTCATCAACACTAGTAACAGTGGTGTATGGTGATTCGTCTGGTAAACGTGGCATTGCCAAGTAGAATTGGTCGCCTGACATCAAGATACCTGCACGGTGTGAAGGTACTGGTGTGACGGTCATACCAGCTTGGATAGCGTTGTTCAAGTTTTGGTTTTGGTTAGCAGCTGAAACTAAACCAACATCATTGATGGTTTGTAATTGCACTGTAACACTGTTACCAGAACTTACAGCATCAGCAATAGCGCGGAACTGTACTGGTTGTTGACATGGTTGATGGCCGATAAAGGTCAAGAAACGCATGTTTGGTTTACCAGAAACACCATCGTTAAACTGGAATAAGTCACCAGCTTTGATTGCATCTGCACTATTACCAACTGAAGCATCAGTGCTAAAAGTAATGCTTGTTACGTTTTG